CCAATATTGGCGATTACCTGATGGCATTCTCCAATACTGTTCCGGCGACTTGGACTGAGGCTTGCCTCATGCGAAAGTCAACGGTCACTACGTCGGGTACCCATGCTCAAGGTATAGGTGCCGAAGTTGTTGGCATCTATCCTTCGAGTAAGGCAACGCGCACCATCCGCACACGTGTTGTGGGCGGGACGGTGCTCCTACCTGGCTTCAACGTGCCTTTTCTGGGCGCGTCTCAGCTGTCCGTGTTGGCGGCTTTGGGCGTGCAAAGATTGCGCGTCTTCAAGTAACGCCAACACAAAGGACATTCTCTATGCTTGGCACTTCTCTCACGCTTACGCTCGATGGTGCTGGAGGAACCGCGAAGGTTCTTCCTCTCATCAACCAGGATGGCTATTCGTCCGAGTACTTCCTCGACGATGGCCTCGTGACTTTCCGGGCGAAGGTCCGGAACTCGCGAGACAAGGTCAAGGCGGGTACACAGGCGTTTGATCGTCACTCCGTGACGTTCTCGCGCTATGTGAAACCGACCGAGGCGTTGCCTTCTGGTTCGCTCTCCGATATCTCGTTCACGATCCGAAATGATCCGAACGGGGCCGCCGCAAACATCATCGATGTTTCCGAAGCCATGTCGTTTTACATGGTCAAGGCCGGCGGTATCGCAGCGAAGCTGCTGGGCTGGGAATCGTAAACCCACCCACAGTGTGAGGGTCTGCTAGCCGTAGAGATCAACCCTGGAGTAGTCCATGGATGATCTGAAAAGCTACGCAGAGTTTGTTCTAGGTGTGTACCGCGCGCTCTTAGTCGACTGCGCGCGTCATTACCCAGAATGTGCCAAGGAGTTTGACCGTGATTACAAGCGGTTGAGCTCCGCGATCGAACAGCATGGTATCAGGTTCACCCTTGATGTCATGCCGTCTTTCCGGAAGCACCTTGACAAGTGCCTTCGGGAAGAGCGTCTAATCCCGTCTCACCTGATTCATTTTGGGTGTAGACATGGAGAGGCGATCCCACGACTGTTTCGGGGTCTCACCTTACGCGTTTTCGATCGTTCTGGTACACTTCGGCACGACCCTGATACAATAGCCGTAAAGCTTCTTAGGCAGCTCCTCGGAGCTGTTCGGAAGCTTGAACTATCATCGAATCACCGCGATACTACTCGTAGTATCGTGGGATTCTTCAGGGAAGATGAGGAGGTAATCGATGGATCCCTTGATTGGAGATGCCACGATACTTTCTGCGCTGAAGACGCTGTGGAACTCGCTTTTGGCGATTCTCAGCATCAAGTAAGTGCAGACCCCACCACGGGGACTCCTCTACTTGTGCATCCAGAGCACGCTAAGTTAGTTCAGCAGTCTGCTGATCTAATTACAAGCATGCTCGGGGTCTTTGACCCCCACGAGTGGAGGCCGAAGCATGGACCTGGTGCGGTGTCTGACCAGCGTTATGGATCGTACAAGTACGATTTCAAGACGTGGCCAGAACGGCTGGACTCGGTGTTTCCTTATGCGGATTTCGCCTTTGCGAATTACGCTCAGGTCCCACTGATCCCTATAGATAGCAATCTTCATCGGTCTCTCTCAGTTGAGAAACCGGCGAAATTATGTGCTGTACCAAAGACTTTGTCAAAACCGAGGCTGATCGCTTCGGAACCGACATCGAGTCAGTGGTGTCAGCAAATAATCAAGGATTTCTTCTATAGCCGAGTACGTGATACCCTTCTCTCCCGATTCATCACGTTTGACGATCAGGAAAAGAATGGTACTCTCGCACTTAGAGCCTCCATCGATGGAAGTCATGCGACGATTGACTTGTCGTCAGCTTCCGATCGGGTGTCTTGTTGGCATGTTGAGCGCCTGTTCCGGCGTTCTCCAAGCCTCTTGCGAGCTCTCCAGTCCACCAGGACTCGAGAGGTCGCACAAGACATCTGTCGAGTATCTCCTAAGCTCTACGAGCTTAAGAAGTACTCCACAATGGGCAACGCTACCACTTTCCCAGTACAGTCTCTTTTATTCTTGTCGATGGCCCTTGGTACTCTAGCCTTTGTTAGAGGCCGTAAGGTCAACTTCAAGCTTTTAAGAGAGCTTGGTCAGTGGCAGGTCCGGGTCTTCGGGGACGATATCATAGTTCCCGAAGACTGTTCTGAGGCAATGGTCGGCTTATTGAGAGCCTTCAACATGAAGGTGAACCTTGACAAGACTTGCTTAACTGGTTTGTTTCGCGAATCTTGTGGGGTCGATGCCTACGGAGGTCAAGACGTGACGTCCGTGAGCATACTCTCCAAGCCGAGTACTGCCAGCCCAGGATCTATCGTATCGAGCGTTGATATCCATCATAACCTTGCAGATGCAGGGCTGTTGGAGACCGCCGCTTACATACGGAAGACAGCTGAACCAATCGTACGACACAAAGTACGAACGGTTAAGCATAGGTCTGGG